TAACTATTCAGCATTGGCCATTACAGAACATGCGAACTTATCTTCATTGTATATAGCTCTTCAAGCTGCTGAAAAATACGAGCTTAAGTTTATTCCTGGTATAGAGTTTAATTTTGCAGATGATACTGGTGACGAAAAAGGATATCACCTAGTAGCTCTAGCCACTAACCATAGTGGGCTACTCTCTATTATGAGAGTTTCTTATAGGGCTTACTTCAGAGACTACAAGTTTCCATATATAACTTGGGAAGACTTAGACTTATTGGACAGAAACGGAGTTTATATTTTATCCGGGTGCGAAGAAGGGCTTCTAGCTAGGAAAACCTTATTTTTTGGTCCTCAACGAGGGGGACAGATAGTAGATAGGTTCTCCTCTATGTTTGGAGACAGGTTCTTTGTAGAATTAATTGCTCCTTATAATGATAGACAAAATGATATCAATGGCATTCTTTTGAATTTAGCTAAACAAAAGGGGGTAGCAACCGTTATGACGCTGGATAGTCACTATGCTGACGAGGTAGATGCAGAGCTATTCCCCGTGTTTCAAGCAATACAATCTAAAAGAACTATTTTTGATAGAGATAAGTTTTACGATAGAGCTCCACTTATCACTGAGGAAACATTAAGGAGTATGTGTGGAGCAGAATTTTCATCTTCAATAGACCATGCCGCTATATTAGCTGATAAATGTGAAGACTCTAAGAATTATTTGCCGAAAGCAAGTGAGTTTTTAATGCCTAAGTTTAATGTCCAAGAGGCAGATAACTATGAGGCATTTAAGGAGTGGAGGAAGAAGACCTATGGAGCGTAGTGATAGTCATGACTATCTTACTTTTCTTTGCGTTCAGGGCTGGGAGAAGAAGATTGCTCCATTAAATTTACCCGAAGAAAAAATACTCGAATATGCGCGCAGACTTAACCATGAATTGCAGATGATTCATCTGGCTAATCTGGATGATTACCTGCTTATTGTATACGATATCCTAAGATATTGTGATGAGCGTGGTATTCAGAGGGGGGTGGGGCGTGGAAGCTCAGGAGGTTGTTTGATTGCTTATTTAATTAATATTACTCATATTGATAGCGTTAAATATGGCTGTCTTTTTTCTAGGTTTTTTAATATAGGCCGTTTGCAAACTGGTAATTTGGCTGACATCGATGTTGATATCGATCCTCGATATATTAACGATGTTATTGGGTATATCAAAAGAAAATATGGGTCTGATAAGGTGGCGGCCATTTCAACTGTTGTCAAGTTGTTTGGTAAGTCAGCCATTAAAGATGTTGCTAGGGCTTTGGCCATTGGGGAAGGTGGGACCGGCAAAGCCGAAAATAAGAAGGAGATATTTTCTTTAAGCAATCGTATTACCTCTTTTTTCCCAGATGACCCAAAGGCCACTGTAGCCTCCTCCGTAAATGAGTCTAAAGAATTACAGAAATATAAAGATCGATTCCCAGAGTTGTTTGAAAAGGCAACCAAGCTAGAGGGATTGGTTAGGTCCAACTCTATTCATGCTTGCGGTATGACGATTGCTAGTGTTCCATTGATTGAATATTTGCCAATGAAACTCTGTAAAGTCCGAGGAGAAGATGATTCTACATTAAAAGAAGAGGATTCTACATTAAAAGAAGACGATAGCATTGCAGCAGATGAGGTGGATCAGGGACAGCAAGCTCAATTAAGAGAAGTTGTTGATGTCGATATGAAGGTTTTAGAGTCTAGGAAGTTTTTAAAGTTTGATTTTTTAAAACTTAAAACGTTATCTGTTATAAGAGATACCTTAGATATGATTAAGCGGAATCATAATAAAACTATTATCCTCCAAGATTTGAGTTTAGATGATGAGGAAGTTTATAAATATATGTGGAATGCCCCAAATCTTCTGGGTATTTTTCAGTTTGAAAGTGCGGGGATGAGAGATCTGATTAGAGCTGTAAAGCCAAGAAATATTGAAGAGTTAGCTCATTGCAATGCTTTATATCGTCCTGGGCCTATGGACTCGGGCATTCTCGATCAGTATATAAAAAGGCGCCAGGGCCGTGAAATGGTAACCTATGATCATATTGATTTAAAGCCTATATTAGAGAGCACGTACGGTTTGCCTATTTTCCAGGAACAAAATATGAAGATTGCGCAGGTCATTGCGGGTTTTTCAGAGCAAGAGGCAGACATCTTAAGGGCCGCGATGGGTAAAAAAGATAAAGATAAAATGGCATCGCTTAAATCCAAATTTTTAGATGGGGCGGTGGCAAATGGATATGGTCGTGAGTTAGCTGAATATTTATTTGATGCTATTGAAAAATCTAGCAGATATGCATTTAACAAGCCACACTCTGTAGCCTATTCTATTACGGCGTATTATACCCTTTGGCTAAAGTTTCATTATCCAACTGAATTTATTACTGCCAGCATTAATAATGAAAAAGATTGGGATAAGATTTCTTTGTTTGTTTTTGATGCCCAGGAACACAATATCAAAGTGTTACCTGTTGATGTTTCTCGTTCTCAAGTAGAATATACTGTTGCTGGAGATCATCAGATTTTAACAGGATTTAAATCTATTAAGGGTGTAGGGTCAGTAGCACCACTGACCATTGTGAATGGCGCTCCCTATTCTAGCTTTATAGATTTTCTAGTGAGAACTCACAACAGGGGGTCGAAGGTTACTAGTGCTGTGGTTACGGCAATTAACTCGGTGGGTGGTTTTGAATCGTTAGGTTTTAATCGAGCAACAACAGAAGCCTATTACGATAAGGTGTCTAGTCTCCTGAGATTGGAGTATCCTAGCAAAGAAGATAAACTTACAGAGCTGGTAACTAAGTATGTTGAAGATAAAGAAAATGTTGATATATCTAAGATCGTTACGGAGTTAATGTCCTCGGGTAGAACATCTGTCTATGAGTTTGATAAAAGACAATTGAAATATATCACTAAGGTTTTGTCGACATCGTATCCAGATAAGATGGCTACTATTAGTGCCATTCCGATTCAAGTGTTACCGGATTGGCCAATGTTAAAAAAGTGTAAATTAGAGAAGGCTTATCTTGGATATTTTGTAAGCGGACATCCAACTAAAGACTTTGGTGCGGTTAGACCTAAACATTATCTTGGTTATATTAATGGAATGGGAAATAATACAAAAGTTGAAGTGTTGGTGTTTGTAGAAAGATTAGTGGTAGATAAGATTGTCTCTGGTGGGAAAAGAATGTGTAAATTTGAGGTTTCAGATGTCAGTGGATCAATGGAGCTGACAGTGTTTTTAAAGTCATATGAGGTGTGCCCTATTATTGTTGGGGCAATAAGCCATATTTTATGCGCTGTTAATATTTTTAATGGAAGAACCTCGCTTCAATTTATTAAGTTGATTTGAGCTTGACTTTTTTGCTGTTTTGAGCTATATTGAATATGAAGGGGTTTATACAGTGAGAACTAAGAAAAAATATTTTATAGACAAAATTCTTCATGATCCCAGACAAAGATTTTACATGAAGAGGTCAGAGTGCGCCATAATACTTGAGATTATAATGGAAGCTATTAAGGAAGCCATTCTCAAGCAAGAGGTGGTAGAACTCAGGGGTATTGGTTCTATTGGAATTAAAGACATTGGACCTAAAAGCGTATATAATTTTAATGATGGCTCAACTTATATAAAAGAACATATTTTAAAGTTGAAGTTTTCTCCTTCTTCAGTTATCGAGAGGGAGATCAAAGAGCTTAATGCCAAACTAGATGAGCAGAATTTAAATAAGGAAGGAGATGATAATGCTGTGTAATAATTGTAAACACGATATACCCCTATCTATGGGATTTGCTTATGCTAAGGGATCCTGCCCCTTTTGTGGTGCAGATTTTTTGTCTGATACAAAAGGTTTAGCTATTCAGAAGTTTTATAATGAACTCTTTACGTGTTTTGGGGATAAGTTAGACATGGATAGGATTTTTATAATTCTAGATTTTATTTATAGTCCAGGGTCTGAACTTATTGTAGAATTGCTTCAGAAATATAGAGATACTTTTAATGAAATCGCGGCTGCAGTTATCCCTACCAGGGAAGCGGTCAATCCCCAATTGCCTCCTTTAGCAAAAAAAGAAACAGTAAAGGCTCCAAAGAAGATATCTCGTGTAACAGAAGAAGATTCCACAACAACTAAAAAGATAAAAAAAACAGAGTCCTATAGTCGCGCCCAAGCAGATTACTCTATACCAGAGGCAGAGCTTGCAGAGCTGTCGGATGACCTTAGAGATTTTGGTCGCAATGTTAAGACAAAGGCGGATTATGATATGTTTTTAAAGATGGTTGCAGAATCTATGATTACGAATTCTTCCGCGCAAGAAAGTCCCTAGTTTTAACCGTGGGATGAATTGCGGGGACTATGTCTATTAATGTTTTTTGGGTGATACATATGATTTTAACATATAAGATAAAACATTTCTGCTATTTCTCTTCAGAGTCTTCTGCGGCGCGTAGCGTCGCAGAATACGCTTTAAAATATCGAACTATAGCTAGCAGGAGGAATGTGGGTGTCCGCTGATTTTATTCGAGATATTTTAACTGCTATTGGTGGTATAGATGAGAGTGCTTTTATTGATAAGTATAAGTATATCGACGATGTAATAAATCGTATTCCAGTCTATAGTTGTATAGATCAGAATGTAGCCAAAGAATTGGCTACGATGTCTTTAGCTGGAGCTAATCTTTGCTCTGATTTAATCGGTGAGATGGCGCAGAGATATCAGATATTGAATATTTCGGCTAAAGAAGAAGAGGGGAAAGCAGGTCTTCTTCGTAGCGGGAAAAATTCAACTGTAGCACAAAAGTTTTTTGCTCAAACAGATAAAGACTTTGTAGATGCTTCGGTTAAGAAGGCTAATGCTGAAACAATGTTAGAGGCGCTAAAGAGAAAATATGATGTTTTAATGGCTTTACATTATTTAAGTAGAGATATTATTAAGGGCTTATCTAAGGTACCTACAGCCGAGGCTTATGATTCGGCTCTAGATAACCCATCATTTAAAGGGCTATGAGCCCACAAATAAGGAGATAGTAAAATGAGTGATAACATTTGGGATGAGTTTGAAAAGTCGAACGTAAATACAGACGGCACACCGGGAGCGGTGTCTATTAAGGATAAGCGTATTGAATTCAATAAGCCTTCTACTCAGATTAGGCTCCTGTCCAACAAAGATGGTTTGAAACGTATGTTCCATTTTATTAGGACGGCTGGTAGCAAGGGCCGCTCAGTAGTGTGCTGTGGCAAGGATTGCCCAGTATGTGCGGTTGGAGATATTCCTCAGCCTAAGTGGCTTATGGTTGCTATGGAAAGAGAGACTTTAAGGGTTGGGGTAGTTCAGTTAACTAGAGGAATGATGAAGGGGATCGCTGCTCTTCGTAAGCTTCCGCCATTTGGACCTGATGTCACTTCATATGATTTATTGATTATTAAAAACATTGAGAGGAATAAAGAAGGAAAGGAGCAAACCTCTTATATGGTGCATGGTTTACCTCAGGGCACTGTTCCGGCAGTTGATGATGCAACGCGTGCTAGGATTATTTCCGAGGCAAAGGAAATAACGGAGCATATTGAGGATTTTGCTAAAATCTATTCTCCAGATCAGACTCTTCGTTATTTGGGCTGGTCTACGAGTCCCGCGCCGTCGGCCCAGTCTTCGGCGGCTATGGGAGCAGGTACGCGTCCAATGACCTCTCCCCCCTCTGTTCATCCTGCTTCTTCGGTCTCACCGCCCGTAGTTCAGTCTCCGCAAGCATCGTCCTCTAAGACCTCAAATTTTGATATTTCTTCTTTTTTGACAAAACCAGAGCTAGAGGCAGATGCCACTTATAAGGTAGATCCTAAAATTGCGGCAGCTGCTCCAGCTACCGAATCGGAAGATGGGGATATTCCGCAGTTTAATCTATGATAGTGTTAGCTTTGGATGTTTCTTCTGTTAGTACTGGTTGGGCATGTTTAACTGATTTAAAGTCTAAAAAGATGTCTCCAGTGGCCAAAATAAAAGATTTTGGTTGTATTTCTCCTAAGTCTGACTTGGCCACTGAGAGACTGATAATGTTTGAGAGTCAGTTAAAGAATTTGATATATGAAATAAAGCCCGACTTATGTGTAATAGAGGATTTAAATCATTTAAGAAACATGAACGTGGTTAAGGTGCTGGCTTCGTTTCTGGGAGTGGCAAAGAAGATATGTTATGAGTATCATAAGACGGAGCCTCTCTTAATTCGCAGAACCCATGTTCTTAAGCAGACAATGGGGAATGGAGATGCGTCAAAGGAAGATGTTGTCAAGTATATTGAGGATTTTTTTGATGTTATCCTCCCTAAGGAGGGAACAGAAGACATAGCCGATGCTATTTTGACGGGCTATTGTTACATTTTAGAAAGTAGGCTTCATATAGAAGGAGGGGAGGATGGCAAAAAATAAAGAATCCAATCCATTTGCAGATGAGCAACGAGCTGGCATATTGAAGAAGTTTTTTGCCGAAGCTGCCTGGAATGAAGATAGAGACGCAAAGATAACGGTCATCCCCACTTCCTCGTTTGCTCTTAATTATATTTTGGGTATTGGGGGGATTCCGTTAGGTCGCATAGTTCAGTTAGCCGGAGCAGAGTCTTCGGGTAAAACAACGTTATGCATGGACCTAATGAAGAGAGCGGAGGATTTGGGATATAGTTTTTTGTTCTTTGATGCGGAACAGACTTATAGTGCTGAACTAGCCTCTAGAATGGGTATTAGAACCCCGCCATCGGAATATATGGTGAAGGAATCTAGGGCAGCGGTTATTTGGTCTAAGCTTATAGGCCCGCACAAAGGTCTTAAAAAACAAGAGGGGATATTATGTCCAGACAGTGAAATAGGGCATTACTTCCTAAAAGAAAAGAATTTAAAACTAGTCTTTATAGATAGTCTTAACTCTCTAGTGGTCCCGAGAATAGAAAATTCAGACTTAGAAACCCAGCAGGTGGGAGCATTGTCGGCTTTTCTATCTCAAAATCTCCCCTTATTAGTTCCTAAGTTGGCTTTTGCAGGGGTTACCTTAGTGGGGATTCAGCAACTAAGAAGTAAGATAGGGGTTTCATATGGAGACCCTACAACCACGTCAGGGGGGAGAGCCTGGAAGCACGACGTATCTGTATCAATTAATCTTACACCTAGTGAGTCCAAAGATTGTAAAATTTTAGATGGCGAGGGTGCAGTTGTAGGTACCTCAGTTACGGCGTATATTTCTAAGTCTAAAGTATCTAGACCATATATGAAAGGTCAGTATAAGGTAATATTTGGACAGGGGATAATTGAACCCGAGCGTGAAGTTTTTGACATTGCATTACGTCGGAAGGTGATTACCAAGCCTAATAACGTGACGTATGAGTTTGAGGGGACAACTTGGCGTGGCGAAAAAGCTGTTCTTGCCGCTATTGCCGCAGACGAATCTCTGCGCGACAAGTTGATAGCAAGTATATATGCTCGTCGATATGAAATATTGGATGATGAGCGCGATCCTGCTCCCCCGGCAGGAATGATTTCAGATGATCAAGATATTTAAAATTAGGAGGAGATAAGATGTTGACGACTTGCAATAAATGTGGCTCACAGAAGGAAGTAAAGCTTAGGAAGAGTGACAATGTACCGGTGTGTGTGGAGTGTGGGACAGTAGTGAACTTGTCTCAAATGATGATTAATAGTATGAAAATGAGCAATGACTATATCACAATATCAGATAATAAAATTCCATTTGGATGCAAGTGTGATAAGTGTGGGGCAATTGCTGAGTTGATTCTTAACCCTGGTTCTAATGAGGCGGAGTGCACGGTTTGTCATCAAACTATGAACATTACTCCTTTTATGATAAAGGCCCTTCAAATTGCCGGACATTATCGTCCGTCTAGGGAGGCACCGGTAACGCTTGACGAGAAAGAGGAGACAAATGTGTCTGAGTCCGATAAGCAGATTAGTAGCGATGTGCCACGCGAACCTAAGTAACACCCACAGAGAGTACTTTAGGGGACGTGGTTATAGTGACGATGCCCTGGAGTCTTTTGGTATTGGTACTTTTCCTTTGGGATTAGTCGTCTCTGCTTTTAATTGTAATGAGTTAATAAGTCTGAAAATTATACATGCTTCTAGGGCTGGATATATGTCCTATTACTCAGAATTTAGTGATAGGATTATTATTCCGGTCCACGATGCGTATGGTCAACCAGTTGGTATAACCGGCAGGCTTATTGCAGAAAATCCTAATAGAGGGAAGTATTACAATAGTGATTATCCTAAGGCTTCTACTCTTTTTAACCTGCATAGAGCGAAGCAGGAAATATTAAAGGCTGGGTATGTTGTAGTGGTGGAGGGGAACTTAGACGTTGTTGCGATGTGGGATGCTGGGATTAGGAACGTAGTGGCATGTACTGGAGCCTTTATTACGCCCAAGCAAATTAGAAAACTTCTGAGATATACTGATAAAGTTCTAGTGGCTACCGATAATGATAATGCTGGTCATATGTCTTATACGAAATTTTTAAAGAATTCGGCTTACTATATTAAGAATGGGGAGCTTAGTGCTATTAGGATTATTCCTCCATTCGGGCTTAAAGACCCCGATGATTTTATTAGAAAATATGGGGCTAAAACCTGTAGAGAATGGGTGGCGGCAGGAGCCAAGCATTTGATGGACGTAAGTAATAAGGGCAATTCTATAAGCTTTAAAGGAGTTTGGAATGGCTGTGGACAGGAAGAAGTCGGGGGTCAGTAAGCGCTATCAATACAAATTTAGAGAAATACCAGTAGAGTCCATGGATGTTTTTTCTGAGGATATGGCTCTTCACAATAAAGAAAATATATCTAGTGCACAGAAGCAGAAACAGAAGGCGAACATTCTAGAAGCTATATTCAATATTGCGGATGAGCAACTAACCCAAAGACAGAAAGACATACTGTATTGCAGGTATGTTTTAGGTATGACTCAGGTAGAGATAGGAAAAAAATTAGGTATTACGCAAAGTTGCGTTTCTCTTCAGATTAATGGCATTCCAAATTATACTTATAATAAAATTCATGGGGGAGTTTTACCTAAGCTTAGAAAGATGTGTATCAATGAGGCAGCTATTGCCTCTGGCTCTGCAACAAGTGAAGAGGTAGACGTTCTACTGAAGACCATAAAAAGTAGAATTAAAAAATCTCATCCAGACTACTCCGATTTAGAATTAGCTAAGAAGGCCGTAGAGAGTTTTTCTAATATGAGCAAGATACTGGACTTGTTTGAGATGTTAATAAAAGAAGAAGTTGAACAAGAAGAGGAGGACCTTAATCAGGATTAAATTGGCAGCCTGATGTACTTCCACGGTTAAAACTAGGAGCTTCATGAATGGAACCATAATGCGAAGGCCCGGGAATAACCCGGGCCTTTTTATAAAAGCGTAGATGTCTCCTATTAATACTTTAAGATACTATAGCGGGAGCTTTGCGTCTGTTAAAAGCCGGGCGCAAACGGAATTGTATTGACGGAGGATTAAAAAATGGATTTTATAGCTCTGGAAGCTTCTTTAAATAAAGCTGGGAAAAGAGAATATGATGGAATGATTAAGTTTGCTGTTGGGACTAAATTACCAGTAGATGAATTCAAATCTTTATTTATAAAGACAGCGGCTTTTGATTTATGGACTTTGGACCCGAACGTCCAAAGCGGAGGGGATTCATATTGGAAGCTAAGTGACGATAATAAATTCTTCATTTGTATGTATGAAAGCGATAGTCCAGAGACTCACGATCGTCGGTGGAGTGTTTATTCGGACGATAACAATAAGCGTATTTCAATCGCATATAAGAACGATACGATTGCCACTATGGACAGTTCTTATTTCCCAGATGGGGTAGACCCAATTACCATTAAGAGTAGTCTATTAAAAATACTTAGCTCAAAAGAGGGGCAGGTTGCTTTTTTGGATACTCTTAATGAAACAGAGCGAAATTTAATTATCAAAAAATATCCAGAGCTTCTATAGCGAGGAAAGACATGAAACTTACTAAAGCTGCCAAGTATATCGAAAAACAGGCAGATGCAGACCGTAAACCAACTGAGGCTAATGTTTTTATTTTTCCTAGAATAGCGCTAATAGGAGCAAATATTGAGCTTGCCGGTCTCATTCTAGAGCTTCTGAATGTTGCCATTGATGGCAAAGAAGTAGAGGCGGAAGTAAACATAACCGATGAACAGCAAGAGGAAACTGGGAGTCAGTCCTCTCAATCGGAATTAACTTCCAAGCCAGTTCAGGTATCAGTAAATCCGCAAGAGGTTTCTGGAGTTGGTGGGGCTAAGGAAAAAACTGCATCTTTAGCAAAGTTAGCCGCATGGCAAGAGGCGTCTTCTAGTGAGGCTGTCGAGGCCCTCGCCGATGTTATAGTAAAGCTTTCTAACTTAGCAAAGCAAATAGTACGAGTGGTAGACGGGGCTACTGAAATAACTTCTGCCCTAGGACTAGAGGACGATGCAGAGCTTGCAGATAGACTTATTAAAATTCTCGTCGCGGGATTGGCAGCTCGTATTAAAGATGAGGCAGTCCAACACTTTTTAAATGGCACATCTACTGAGGAGCCTAGCAGCTTTTATAAGGTTCTAGATGAGATTTTAAGAGAATATTTTGACAAAGCAGAACATAAGAAAGAGATTACTAAAGCAGTTAGGATGATTCTAAGTAAAGGGACTCAGAATGCTTCTTATATAGGTTCTATGAATATCAATTTTCTTTCAGGGTGGTTTCTTTCAGAGCTAAGGGGGAAGTTAAGGAAAGAAATCCACTGGCAGGCTCCAATTTCACCTGAGGCAAAAGTGGAGAGTAGAAGTGAAAATAAATAAACTCATTAAGCTTTCAGTGCTATCTAGAAATTTAGAAAAAATAGCGGCTGACGCTCCACCCTCTTCAGCCACCCCCCCACCGGTACAAGCTCCGCCGAAGCTACTTATGAAACTTCACACGGTGTTTAATTTATTATCTCTTAGGCCACAAGGCAGAGAGGCAATTGAGAATATTATACGCAAGCAACCGGACTTAAAAGAGATATGGGACAGAATTCAAACTATGTCTATCACAATAAATGAACCAACAGTAAGGAAGGACATTGAAAAGGCTAGTGCGTTAGCTGTCCAATTTTGGAGGAATATTAATGAGCTTCAAACAATTGCAGAGAAAGATTCGAAGGATAGAGAAGTCACAGTAGTAGAGAATTTGAAGGAACTTAAGAGATGTATAGAGGAGATGCTTAGGCTTTCTGATAATTCTGGTGCAGATAATAACGCTACTTTGTGTGCTATGATTGATCTTCAAGCTCGTAAGGCTCTGCAAGCGATTCTTAAAGCTACGGATGTGTCTAATCCTGAAGAAGCAAGGAAGGGCGTCATAGATGCTATAAATAACCCAGAGTATAAAACGGCTTTAAATAATATAGCCACTGGAATAACTTTTGAGAATTTAAAGCCTTTTGAGAATTTAAAGTCTTTAGATATAACTCGATCTTCGCCAGTGAAGAAGGCTCCGGCGTCATCGCGCGCCCACGGAGCTAATTATAAATATAGGTTTAAGGGCAAAGCAAGAGAGATACTAGTAAAAATTGACAAGTGGTTTGACGCAAATGCGAATTTGATAGCATCGAGTATTAGGGCGGGGTTAACAGATAAATTAATTCAAAGTGGCCTTGCCGCTAAGATAGGGGAGAGCCAGGTTGATATAGTAAGGCAGGAAATCAAAAAGTTAATTGAATAAAAATATGGAGGGAGTTCAATGAGTAACAGCATTTTTAGGTTGGCTAGTAAGCTGGCAGCGGCATATAAGGAAATTCCGTATGTCGTTTTAAAGCGTTTCCTTTTAGAAAAAACAGCGCAATTTCCTGGAGATAGAGTAATTCAGCATATGGGGGCTATTATTGAAAAGCGTGCCGCAGACCAACCGTTCGGGGCGGTCTCAGTTAAAGAATTAGATTCTTTGATCGGTGAGCTGTCCTCTTTTGGAGATACTACAAATACACGCAATTTATTTAGCTCTTATCTATCAAAGCTAACAGCAGATGAGACTACAAGAACTAGGGCCGGAGAAGTCTTTACAGACGATGTTCGCGAAATAAAGAGTTCCCCCAAAAGAACGGTTGACGAGCCTACTCCGGTGGTTGGGGTAGATCCTAAAGAAATTTTTTCAGAGTATAATATTTCAAGAAAATATGACGCTCAAACTATTGCGAAGGGTGCAGATATTGTCTCTCGTGCCGTGCAAGTTGCCTTTGGGGTAGCGCCAAATTCTATTAAGTTTTCAAAGGATATAGATAATGGTGTCTCTTACTTAGTTAAGCTTACACCTAAGGCTGGCAAGATGGAAATAGAGGTTCCTATTGAGAAGACGGCACTAGGCTTTCATAAGCCTACTTCATTTTTATGCAAGTTGGCGGAGAATATCAGTGAGTTTCCATTAAATGACGATGGGGTGGAAAAGGCTATTGGTGCTATCTCCCAGCATTCCTCCTTTACGTTTGACCCCTCTTGGCTAAAAATGAGTTTTACGGAGCTACGAAGCGAGATGCTTAAATATGCCATGAAGAAAGACTATAAACAAGCAGAGGAAGCCATTAGGCTCATTGGTGAGAAATATCCTACTATGATGAAGGCAGTCTTAGATGATTTTCAGCATGTGCTTGTTGCTTTTCAAAAAGCTAACAATGACCACATATGTCGTAAGTGTGCATTTTATCAGCCAGCTGGGATGAAGTCGGCTAGTGTAGATAATTATTGTGCGCGATTAAGAATGCCCACAAAGCAAATTATAAAAGCTTCCTCTCCAGACTCTTGTGAAGCATTGGGGACGTCAATTAAGCGAACTATTCCAGGTTTTGAGGGGACTATTAACACGAGCAATATTAAGATCACCTAAGGTGAGGAGCTATGGACGAGGGAAGATTAGTTGTAGGTGTTTTTTTAACGGCGAATGAAGTACCTGTTCCTGGTGAACTTGAGCATGATATGATTTTTGGCCCTACTTCTGTGCAGACTAGAAATTGCCCAGACATGCATGGAGTTCCAATGCAGTATATTGGGGATGGGATGTATGTAAACCCTATAACTGGACAGGTATATGATTTTCGGCGTGGCTTTAGGTTGGGAGATAAGGAATATCTAGCAACGAGTATTGAAGAGCAGCATGTGGTTGATAGTCCGCTTACAAATGGAGTCCCGCATGATGTATATAGGTTTAAGAGAGAGAGATAAGTAGGAGGAGACAATGAGGGGAGCGAGTCTATGTCGTCATCCCGATATAGATCATATTATTCGCCTTGTTAAGGCCGGTCAGGGGGCCCGTAGTATTGCAGCTATTATTAATCGGAAGTATACGGCGGCTCCTAGATATCAGGTTAATTGGATTACAATTAATGATTTTATCAAGAATTATTTGCATTTAGATAAGAAGCAGCGAGAGGCCCTAAGGGCGGAGGCTAAGTCTAATGGAATGGTGGTAACTAACAACCAGATAAAGGATTTAGCTATTCAATCTCGTCTTAATCAAAAAACAGACATTTTAGATATGCAAGAAATTCTTGCCGAGAGAGAGTTAGATGTTAGAGAAGAGATGGAAAAATTATACAATACAGCTCTCGCGGAAATTGATGCTATTAATGATAAGGTCAATAAGATGGATGGTAGAAATTTTGTTGCTGGCAAGGCGGCTTTAGTTGCGGCCATTGACCAGGTGCGCAAGATCATCGGAGATGTGCGGATTGAACAAATGGAATCTAAGGCATCTCAGCAGGTGGCCAATAGCCAAGTGGTATTGAATTTTAATCAGATCAATGCCCACGTAGACGCTATTAAGCAGGCGGTAGTAGAAACCTTTAGAGAACAAGGGCTGATGCATCAGCTTCCAGAATTTCTAAATAGGTTATCTGGTAAGCTTTCAAAGTTAAGCGAAGTTAAAGTGACTACGTCTACTGGTGAAACTATAACGGTCCAGCACCATGGTGCGTTAAACGGAGGTTCGTGTGAATAAAGCTGGGTATCCTCAGCCAACAGTTTATACTACATCTGAGTTTGCCACTCAACCGGCAGATCTGGAGAGGTGGTCTGAGGCATATAAAAACATTTGGAGGCTAGTTGAAATTACTGGTACTCCTTTAAGTAAAGCTAAAAATATTGTGTTACGTGGGTGGAAGGATTCTGAAATTTCTAGATTTTCTGCCTGGATGGCTTATTATGAGAATAAAGATGACATTAAATATCATAGAGTAGATAAACTAGGTTATTTAGATTGTAATTTATCTATTATTAGGCAAGCGGCTTTAAAAATGGCAGAGAATAGGGCGCTATCAGATATGGCGGATAAAGTAAGAATGGCTAAGACCGCTCAAACTATAGTAGATTTAATTTATGTTATGAACCAGGATAGGGTAAAGGTGGCGGCTGAAGAGACTGACCGCAATAGAGAAAAGATGGTAAAAATTTTTAACGTTGTGAAGGATGTAAACAATGAGGTGGCTAGAAAGAAGTTAATTAGAAATCTAGCTCGTGTTCTGTCTATGGACACAGAGGGCTTATTTCCAGAGATTTCGCAGGCTCTATCTAAGCTTATAGATGCTTATTCTTATTCTGCTTCTAGGATTCAAGATGTTATGAATAGGTTGGGGCTGCAGATTAGTATGTCTGCTGAGGGTGATGAAAAGGCTACCCCAGAGGAGGTAAAAGAAAATTTCTCAGTCGAAGAGCCTAAAGAGAGTGAAGTATCTACAGAGAAAGTGGAACCGCCCTCCTACACAAAGAAAGAGAATATGACGATCACGCCTCAATCAAGCCCACCCTCAGAAGAAGTACCGATTATACCTAGACCGGAAAATAGGGGAGTATAATGGAAGACGGTTTTATGGGTCCAATGGACATAGAAAAGAATGATGCCGACGCTGTTGTTCCGCTAGATGACATGTCTATTATGGGCGGAGGTGATGATAATGTTTTGCCGTTGGATACTGATATTCTTCGTATGAAGCTACTTATACGGCGTAAGATAGCGACAGTAGAGAAGGAAAAAACTAAAGATAATTTATCCATACTAGAACAAGACTTGATATATGCTAAGGTATATGGGCCTTTTGATGAGCTTATAGATCATACAATGAAATTTTTTAGATCCGAAAGATTTAAGGATATTATAGATGGCGATCCATCCTTAACCAAGGACATCAGGAGGCTCTATAGAGATATAAAACAATTTCGAAAGATACGGGACATTCCTAAGGATGCCCCTATTGTTTGGTTTATGGATGAATTAAGTGAAGCTTTTAAGCGATATGTCGATTCTATGGATATTAAGTCTAAGTCTTTGTTTTCCAATGCGAGTATCGCTAGTGGAGTAATGAGGGTGCTATCAGATAAATA